TTCCGGGGTTGGCTCCGGCTTCGGCTCGGGCGGCGTCCCGGACGCCTCCGAGGCGGCTAGCGCAGCCCCCTTGGTCTCCGCCAGGTAAGCCTCGAGCTCCTCGTTCTCGCGCGGCATGTCAGGTCACCCGCACCATGAGCGCACTGCCTGCCCGGTAAGTCTGGCCGATAGCGATGCCGCCGGCAGCCGCAGCGGCGTCGTTGGCGAAGTTCTGCGGCAGGTTCTGCGCCAGCATCGGCTCAGTCGCCGCCAGGCCGGTGCGCGTGCTGCCGTCGGGACGATTGCCGTCCGGGTAGGTGCCGGCAACGTGGCCGTTGCGCATCGCTTCGTGGTTGGCGGCAAAGGTGGCGGCGAAGGTGCCGCGCGCCACACGCTGCGCGTCGCCTTCCAGGCGCACCTGCGCGCCGCGGGTCAAGGTCGCTGGCATGGTTCGATCTCCGGGGTTGTCAGTGTATTGCTAGTATGCGTGCGCTTTAGGGCGCCTGCTGCGCCGGCTGGATCGGTGTCCGCGCTAGCCGGTTCGTTTGAACGGCCGTTCCGACCGCCTGGTGCAGCGTGTGGAACGTACCGGCATCGGTCGCCGCGTTGGCGTGCGGCACCTGGCTGATCTTTGCCGTGGTCAGCGCTGCGTCAGCGTTCGCCTTCGCCGCCGTCGCGTGCTTGCCCTGCAAGTCCGCCACCTGATGCGCCAGCGCCAAATCAGGATGCATCTGCGACATCGGATCCGGCGCGCCCGGCTGGTTATCAGGCGGCGCATTCAGGTCCATCAGCATATCATGCGTGCCGCGCGTGACGTTGTGCTGCCGTTCGCCGGCCAGCGCGAAGTTCGCCGCGGCCTTCGCCTGCAGATCCGTGGTCTGCGCCTGCGCGTGCGCCGAGGCCTGCTGCGCCGCCTGCGCCTGCATCGCGCCCTGCTGCTGCTGATGCTGCTGCATACGCTTCAATAAATCGTCCTTGTTGCGCAAGCTGGATGCCGCAATCAGCACATCGCCCGGTATCAGCCCCGGCTGCATGCTCGCCAGCTGGATCAGGCTCTGGAAAGTTTCGGCTTGCAACGTCGGCACGTCCTGCCCCTCGGCCACCGTGATGTCCACGTCCAGATCGGTGATGTCGCCTTCAATCCGGATCACCTGATCCAGCCGCGGATCGCCCGGCATCAGCTGCATGCGCTGCATCACCACCGCGCGCTGCTGCTCCGGCATGCGCGCCAATTCGTCCTTCAGGGTAATCGGCACGTTAATCCCGACCCAGCGCACATTGCTGAGCTCGTCGGTCACCCGCACCCATTTGCCGGCGGTCCAATATTGCCGCACCGCCATCCAGGTCATCTCATAGACGCGCCGTGCCCACATCCGCAGGCTGTCCGCCAGCGGCTCGTTCTGTACCGCGCCGCCCGCCTGCTGTGCCAGGATCGCCCGGCCGCTGAGTTCCCGCGGGTCGGTGCCGGACATCGCCGCGTTCGGCCCGGCGAGCTGCATCTCCTGCGTCGCGTGCTGCAGCAATTGGAACTGCCCGGTCGCCATGTCGCCGCCGTTCTCGATCTCAAACCGCAGCCCCGGCGTGACCTCCACGTAACCATCCGGCCGCGCCACCTCCCTGCGCGCTTTATCCACGTCCGCCACCGCGCCCTGCTCGGCAATCACCTGATGCACGCTCAGCAAGTGCAGCGCCTTGCTGCGGCGCTTGTTGATCTCGTCCTGCAGCGAGATCAGATCGCGCACCATGCCGTAGCGGTTATTCTCTTGATCGATATACGCGCTTTGCAGAAGCAGCGGACACGCGCTCTTGCCCTTGCGGTCCTTGAACGGCGAACGCCAAGGCTCGGTGAGATAGCCGCGGCGGGTGATGGTGGCGCCCCAGTGCTGGCCGCCGTCTTGCCAGTAGCACTGCACCACACGAGTACGCTGCCGCCTGGTATCGAGCCACGCCACGTCATTCGGCCGGTCGGTGAACTGGCCATACAGCCCGGACGCATCGGCGTTGACAAACGTGTCCTCGATCACGTCTGCCTTGTCGGGATACATCTGGGTCAGCTGGTCGCGGTCCATCCAGATGACGATGCCGACATAGCGCGCGTCGAGAAAGTCCGGCTGCCGCGAGTGCGGGTCATACCAGATGCGATCCACCGGCACGAACGTGTAGGTGACATTCGCGCCGCCGCGCTGGTCATCTTCGAGCCCGATCTCGAGGCCGCCCGCGCCTTCCACCAGCATGTTCTCGAACACCTGGCTGCGCACCACCTGGAAGTTGTTGTCGTCGGCGACGTAACGCAGCGCCTGCGTCGCGACATCGGCGCGATCGTCCTCGCTCGGCGTGCGCGGAAACGCCTTCGGATCAGTGCGCGCTTTGCGTTCCATGCCGCCGAGCAAATCAAGCTTGCGCCGGCAATAGTTGATGACGATGGCGGGCTGGCGGCGCTTGCGCAGTTCCCCGAGTTCCGTCGTGGTCCACTGATAACCGTCAACATAGCGACGATCGCGCTCCTGCAATTCGCGCGCGTCCATGCCAGAACGCTCAGCCTCCTCGTACCACTGGATCAGCCGCGCGTGCTGGTCGTCGAGGTTGCGCGGGAACGCGGTATCGAGCTGGTCGAGGTCGCGCACCGCCGTCGGCCAGTCGTTGTTGGTGCCGCGGTCGCGCTGGATAACGGTGACGGAAGCGCTCATCAGGAGATTGCCACTACCACTCGCGGCCCGACCACGCTTGGCCGGTGGTGGCGCCGTAGATCGACAGCGCGCCGTTCGACGCCTGCGGATTGCCGGGACTGCCGCAAGTAAACTGTGCTCCGGCCGGCACGCGAATACTCGGCTGCGCCGCCGACGCGGTGCCGAGGTCGTTGATCCACAGATCGCCGCTGCTGTTGTTCTGGATGGTGCAGCCGCGGCGGCTGCCGTTGAACGCGGTCACCTGTTGTGCGGCGCCGCCGGTGGTCAGCGTGCCGGAAATGTTGTTCATGTAGACGCCCTGGCCATGCGCCAGCGACGGCAGCAGAACGACGGCAAGTGCAATGCGCCTCATGTGTGTTCTCCCTGGCGCGGCGTGATGCGATAGCGGCGCTCGTCGGTGCGCACCGCCTCGGCGAGATCGGACAGCCAGCCGATCAGCCAGCGCAGCCGGTCCTCGCGCCTGCTCCACGCCTCGCGTTGCTCACTCTGCAGCATCGCCTCGGCCCACTTTGCCGGATCGTGGCCGACCGCGTGCTTGAAGGCGCCACCGGACATGGCGTTGTAGTCGGGGATCGGCTCGCGATCGCTCATGCGACGCGCCAGCCTTCGATGTCGGCGTCAGCCTCGCGCGCGGTAGCGAAAGCTCGGTCCCAGGAGTCCAACGGCGGCGGCTCCGGCTTCGCGGGCTGCATCTCGCGCCATGCCAGCGATAGGTAGCGGAAGGCGTCAGCCGAATTGTGAACGACAGCACCGTTGGCAAGTGCAAAGCACTCAACGCTTGGGACCGTGATATCCCAGACGTCAGATCGCTCATCCAGCCTTTTTACGCTTGCGATAGTGAGCGGCTTTGCAGTTGTTCCCACAGAACCGCTGAGTATGCCCCGAAGCGCGGACCAACATTGAGACGACCTTGCCGCAGAAATCGCAGGGAAGATCCTGCCGCCGCCATTTCGTCCACGTTTTAACACGCTCCATATGGCGGCGGTGCCATAATCTACCAACTTCGGAGCCATGCCACTCGGCCGCGGCGTTTCTAGCGTCCTGAGTGAAAGACGGATTGAACCCTTCCGCCCGTCTTCGGGAAAGCGTAGCTGATAGATGTTCGGTTCCGTCCTGGCATTCCAGATTAGACAGGGCGTTGTTAAACGGGTCGTTATCCCTGTGATGGATATGGCAATGCTTTGGGATAGGGCCGAATGCAACGATCCAAACATCCCGGTGCAGCTTCCTGCCACCTCGCGACAGATAGACTTCACTCGGCCACAAACGATAGAGACCACCGTCAAAATACTGGGTAAGCGGGTCAAGCACGATTGGATCTGCGAATCCGTCACGAGGTCGCTTGCGGATTTCCACCCGTTCGCCGTCATGAACAAATGATCCGGCGTGCATCTCACCGTAAATCCGCCGGTGAACCGCACCTCCACAAGTCGGGCATCTCGCAGCGTCACGCGAGGATTGCGGTAGGCTCTCCAGCCACATGGCGTCAGGACCTCTCCTGTTGGGGGAAGGTCCATTATACGACGCGTTCCGTAACGCGTCAGCACATTTGTTTCCGGTGCGAAGCAATGTGACGACCAGTCGTGCTTTGGCCGGTCGTGGAACGTCTTGGCCTTCTCGTCATAGTCGGCGCGGTAGGCACGCAACGCCTCAAGCCCGTTGTAACACTTGTTGCTGTCGAACCACGCGCTGCCGAGCGTCACACGCGCAGCGTTGATGCCGTCCATCACATTCTGTGCCGGCAGAATGCGCGGCACGCTATTGACCAGCGAATTAAGGGTTTCCCACAGCGAGCGGCCGCTACCGAGCTGGCGCGCCTGTGCATCGTGCGGCAGGTAATGCGTGCCATAGTCGTAGCCGCGCGCGCTCAGCACTGACGCATAGTGCGGCAGGCCATAGCCGGATGCTTCATAGTGATCGATGACATGGACTTCGCGGCCGGTGACTTGAAAGAACCAAACTGCGGTGCTGTCGCCAATGCCCAAGTCCCAAGCGGTATGCACCGGCAGTGCAGGATCGACCGGCACCTCACCGATCCGTCCTTCCCGCTCAGCGTCGGCAATCTCGCGGCCGAAGTATGAGCCGATGATGGCAGCGTCGAAGCTGCATTCCAGTTCCTGGTCGTATTGCTCGGGCGTCAGCGTGGCGCGCATGTCGTCGAGCTCGGCCTGCTGCAGCAGCCCGGTGGCGCTGGCCCGCAGCACCAGGGAGAACCATTCCGGCGTTTGCTCGGCATGACGATGCACGCGCCAGAAATCGTTGCGTCCGCGCGGTGTGCCGATGAAGACCGCGAAGCCGTGGCGATCAGCCAGTGCTGGCCGCAACACTTCCGGCCACGCGCGCGGATTGATGTCGGCATACTCGTCGAGCACCAGGCCATCGCAATAGATGCCGCGCAACCGGTCGTATGTCTCAGCCCCATATAGCCGAACCCGAGCGCCATGCGGAAACACCACCATCAGGTCGCTTTCGCGCTGCTCGACGCCGGGGATGTCGGCGGTAAAGCGCTTCAGATACTGCCAGCAGGTGTCTTTCGATTGCGTATAGGTCGGCGACATGTAGGCGAAGCGACCTTCCGGCTTTTTACAACGCAGAGCTGCATCGATCAAGTCCATGACACAGGCCACGGTTTTCCCGGCGCGTCGATGCGCGACGATACATGCCCAGCGTTGTTTGCGGGCGTGAAATGCCTCGAACTGCGAGCGGGCCTGATAGCCGAGATCAATGCGTCGGGAAATCGGCGGCGTCGCCGTTGAGGTCGTCGTAGTCGATGGTGAGGGGGTGAGATGGAGCATCGGTTTCTGTAATTTCGTCTGGAACGACTGTGCCATCACTACGCAACACGCCGGTGATGATGAGCACGGGTCCACCGTCGGAATTAGCCAGTTGCAGCGGCAAGACTTTGCCGACGAGCGTCATGAAAGCGGCGGGATTTTGCTCGGCCTGCCGTTGTAGATACGCTTCGCCGCCAGCTCCGGCAAGTGCGCCTAGGATCATGGCTTTGAGGTCACCGTTGATCTTATTCGGCGTTCCTTTGGCGCGACCGCCGCGGCGAACTCCAGGAGGACTGCCTCGTCCCGCCATATGAAACCACCCTTCGCTGTTTTAGTGATAATTCTCGCACCATGAGAAGTTTACAGCCTACCGAACAGCATCAGAATAAGCAGCACGATGAGCACAACTGCGACAATACTGATGCCGCCGCCGAAGTAAGGCCCGGTATAATAGCCTGTTCGCCAGCCATAACCACCGCCGACAATAAGTAACACCAGCAGCACGATGAGAATGACTGCGAGCGGGCTCATGGTGGTTGAGGGAAGCTGGCGCGGATTTCGGTCCAGGGCCGGCCGCTGGCGAGGAGTTCCTCGAGGCGACGCCATGCGGCGCGATTGTTGCGGATGTTACGGAGTGCCATAGCGACTTGGTAACGGGCTTCGTTCTCGGCGATGATGTGAGGGTTGCGCGG